AGAAAACCTTAGCCGAAAAAATGGTAGAGAGGTTTCTTTCAACTACTTATGACTTAGCAGCTGAATTTATGATTCACCTGCAAGACAGAGAAGCTGAAGAAGGGATCTTATCATGATCACTTTACAGAATACAAACGGCTTGTCTTATTCAACAATAATGAACAAAGCAAAAGAAATCAATGAAGTTATTACTGATATATTAGATACTTCTGATTGCCTTGAAGAAGCTACTTCAAGAGCTGAAAAAATTACAAATGTATTTCCGATGCTCACCAAAGAAACCGTAATTGAAGAAATTACATATCTTTGGAACGAGTACTGGTCGGATTACAGATAATGAATATGGTGTTTGCAGAAAACATTTACTGGAGCTTGATACGACAAGCTAGCGTCAGGATGGAAATACAACGACTGCAAAATGTTTTCACCATACTAAGAATACGTATAAGAAATAAATAATGATGGACACATTTAACAGCATCATTTCATTCCTATACGTTGAGGCCACAGCCCAACCCCTTATTTTTCTCCTCTTTATCTTGGTTGGGTTGTGGTTATTATTTCAAAAAACTTATGTGACAATACTGTCGCTATTTACATTATGGTTAGCTTATTTAATAGGAGGATATTATGGCTAAAGAATTGACAAATAAACAAAGAATCGCATTGGTACGAAAGCTTTCAAAAAAGCTTACAAAGAAGATACAACGAAACTCTAAAGTTCGTAAATCTGAAACATTTTATTTAGATAAATATGATAATGGTTCCAATCCATATCACTATACCGATGCATCAAAGTATGCAGATGAACATTACGGCAATGCGATGCGTGATACAGTGGCTATGGATAATGATTGGGATTAAGCCATGACTATGCATCTTTTACCAGTATACTTTACAACTACTAAACACAGTCGTAAGCGTAAGCGTAAATTTTCGCGAAAGCATGATAAAGCCCATCAAGAACATGAAAAGTTCTTAAAAAAGATGGGCATTACTGGAGTTGAATCAAACAAAGGGATACACGATATTCCTGACTATAAAGAAAATATAAGAAGTACAGCAAAAACTTCAGATTCAGTTCCAAACAATGGGTCTCGTAAGAGAACTCAGCAATATACAGGAACCTTTATTCAAGGTATTGCAACAATGCATAAATCAAATCTTGTGCCAGTTACTAAAGATGGCAATCCAAAAGATTATGCAACAATGAGGAGAAACTAATGTTTGCAGAAGCAGTAATGTGTCTCGCACTCAATATGTATTGGGAGGCAAAGAATCAATCTATGGTAGGTCAAGTAGCAGTTGGCCAAGTAGTTATGAATAGAGTACAGGATAGCAGATTTCCAAATACAGTATGCGAAGTCGTTTATCAAGGAGAACATAGACCTTCATGGAAGGATCCAACTAAAGAGCATCCAGTTAGACATAGGTGTCAGTTTAGTTGGTACTGTGATGGTAAGTCTGATATACCTAATAAAGATAGTAAGCAGTGGTTTAAAGCTATGGATTACGCAAGAATAGTATATTCAGGAAGAATAGCTTATGATCTCACAGAAGGATCAACACATTACCATGCTACTTATGTTAGGCCATCATGGGCTAAAACTAAAACAAGAACAACAAGAATAGAATCACATATATTTTACAGATGGGAAAAATGATGGTATTAAAAGAAGGCCCGTTAAAAACGGCGGTAGAAAATAATGAAGGTGTTATTAAGCAAGAACTTATTAACTATCGAATCAAAGATGGAATGCTGCACAAAGAAGTGATTACACGACAGTTTAGAAGCGATGGCGATTATACTGATCATACAACTACCACGCCTTTGGTTCAAGTTGAAGTAACAATGCCTGATTTAAGTGATAAAATACCTGGAGCCACAGGAAAATAATTTAAAATAAATGAAAAAAACGGTGTACATTTGATTCAAACTGTGGTAGAATATATTATATTGTTTAAAATGAGGAGAAAATAATGTTAGATACGATTTTATTAATTATTATGCTTGTTGCACTTTTTATCACTGTTAGAATTTGCATATACGGAGACAAATAATGGCAATTAAAAGAAAAAAGAAAACAATCAGATTAGTTAAAAGTGGAATCGGTGCAGTACCTTTTGCAAAAGGCTTTGAGCATGTAATAAGATACTTTCACGAAGATGTAGATAAGAAAGACATAAGCGAGTTAACTCGTGGTTTTGTCAAAAAGAACTATTCAAAGTCAGATGCTAAAAATATACTAGCAAATCCTGAATATTCTTTTAGCGTGTTCACTCACCATGGTGCAACAGCTTACTGGTCAGAACTTTTAAAGACTGACGAAAAATACGATAGCGAAATATTTCAACAATACCTTAAAGGATTTAAAACTTATTTAAGTAAGATAAATCTTGATGGCGCTAGGATCATCAAAGAAAAAGAATTAGAAAAGAAATTAAAAGGCAATGTTGTTACATTATCACCTGTCCAAAGATTGCAGAATAAGATTAATGAAACAATAATGCAAGACCTTTTAACTTTAGAAGACGAATGGATTGATGGACAAGAGACGAGTCTTGATGTTTACAATCAATTCAAGTTACACGGGCTAAGTGGATCTGCTACTATTCCCGTTAGAACGATGATTGAGGGATGGTTGCTAGATTATGAGGATGCCTATTTTAAAAGATGTGCTGATGCCGTCGAAGGTTATTCACATTTGAAAAGACCAGAACTCAATCGTCGGGTAAAAGAATGTAAAGCTATGTTGGAAGATTTAGATAAAATCAAAGCAGCAACAAAAGCTTCACGTAAAGTGCGGATTAAAAAGCCACAATCAGCTATCAAACAGGTAGCAAAACTTAAGTATCAAAAAGAAGATATAAACTTTAAATTGGTTTCTATTAATCCTTTGAATATTATTGGAAGTACAAGGCTTTATGCTTTCAATACTAAATATCAAAAAATAATTGAATACGTAACCCAAGATCCAAAAGGTTTTATCATTAGTGGTAGCACTATTAAAAACTTAGATACCGAAGCCAGTCGAGAATGTAAGTTAAGAACATCTCAGCTTAGCTTTATAGAAACAACTTTGGGAAAAACACCAAAGCAAATAGATAAAGCTTGGTCTGAAAATCTTAAGACAAAGGCGGCTACCCCTAACGGTAGGATCAACGATAATACAATTTTATTAAGGACTATAAGTAAATGATTATAGAAGATCAATTTTTAACTAAGAGTAAATTCACCAAGCTTGTAGAAAGAACGGTTAGCGAGCTTGTTATTAACTATATGGATGCAGTATTATTTTTATGTGAAAAAAATAGTATTGAACCAGAAGATGTTAAAAAGTTTGTTTCACCGATCATCAAAAGCAAAGTAGAAGCTGAAGCGATGAACTTAAACTTTTTACCTAAACAAAATACGTTGGACAGTGCTTTTGCTGACTAAACGTATATATAATATATGTACTTTAACGTTAAGTTATGGTATAATAATAATACAGCAATATTTCAGTTATACAAGGAAGATATAAATGTCATTTCAAAATTTAAAACGCAATAAAGATCAAATCTCAAAACTTATTCAAGCAGCTGAAGCCACATCCGGCGGAGGCGAAAAGAAATCCTATGCAGATGATAGAATATGGAAACCAACGGTTGATAAAGCCGGTAATGGTTATGCTGTCATTAGATTTCTTCCTTCCATGGAGGGACAAGAACTTCCGTGGGTAAGGTATTGGGATCATGGCTTTAAAGGACCTACAGGGTTTGGTATATAGAGAACTCTTTAACATCAATAGGACAACCTGATCCTGTTGGAGAACTCAACTCAAGACTGTGGAATACCGGTATTGAAAGTGATAAAGAAAGAGCTCGGACTCAAAAAAGAAGACTCCACTATGTAACCAACATATTGGTACTTCAAGACTCAGCTAATCCTGATGCCGAAGGTAAAGTGTTCCTTTATAAATTTGGTAAAAAAATCTTTGATAAAATTATGGATGTTATGCAACCACAATTTGCCGATGAACAACCAATCAATCCATTTGATTTTTGGGAAGGTGCAAACTTCAAACTCAAAATAAGAAATGTTGAAGGTTATAGAAACTATGATAAATCAGAGTTTGATAAACCAGCAGCATTATATGAGTCTGATGAGTCTAGACTCGAAACAACATATGACTCAATGCACCAACTCGATGAGTTTGTAGATCCTAAAAGCTACAAAACTTATGACGAACTCAAAGCAAAACT